CCCAATCGGGAGTAGCGGAAAGTATATTTAAGCCTCCACCGCTCAAAAATAAAGGGGGCGCTTCTACCCGCCAATGGTCAAATGGCCGATGCCTGCTTAATTCTTCTTCTTGTGTCATTTCCCTTCGTGAAAAAAAAAACCAACCGCCCCAACCCCAACTCAAGGTTAGCGCGGGGCGGCGGCTTGAAATTTTAAGGCGTTGTTACAACATCGCGGAAATCCCAGTCCCCTACCACCTTAAAGGTGATGGAGTAGGGCGCCACCCCGTCCTGATCGCCTTCCATCGAGTAACTTGGCAGGATGGCCTTCCCGAAAATTTCCTTATCCCCGCCCAGGCCCTTGGTACCGAAAATAAAATCCACGCGTGTTTTATTCTTGTGCAAGGCCAACAGATCGTAAGCACGCATCTGCTGGGGATTGGAAGGGTTGTCATACTTTAAGATTCCGGAGATTTCTAACGTAGCAGTGTTCTTTCCCAGTTCGGCGTCGTAACTGTCGCCTGATTCGCGGCAGGCTGCTTCGATCTCCTCGTACTCCGAGCTGAACGAGACACTGGTGGCGCACAGGATCGAAACACCGTTTACCGACATGATCAGATCCTTGCCTTTTACTGTTGTTGCACCCATTTTATTAATTGGTTATAAGTTGAAAATCTATTGCTTTACCATGAGCGCCGGCTTCATCCCGGTACATGTCGCTGGCCGCCAGCCACTGGCAGCTCAGGGCTGCATCCCGGGCCCCATCCAGCGCCGCCCGGACCGCCTGGTACAAGGCCTGGCAGCCGCTATAAGTTGTGGCGTAAGCGTTTACCTGCACCCGTCCTGTTTCAACAGCCACGCCGCCCCGGCAGCGGGTAGGTACTGCGCTCACCATCTGCACCGTTACATAAGGGAGTTTATCCCCTTGGTTCGTGCCGACAGGCTTAATGCACCCGGTGATAGTGGTTACCGCAGCGTCTTTGAGCAGCGTGTCTATGATGAACTTTATCATCGCATGCGGGCTTGTTTGTAGCGACTGCCAAAATCGCCCTTCATTTCTTTTTTCACGCCTTCCGCGATACGGTCTATGACCGCCTTTTTGCTCATCTCCCAGGCCGGGCGCATAAAGGGCCTGCCTGCAATGCCCGGGTGGTGTACTTCTCTTGCGAAAGCGACATCCCCACCCCGCTGGAACTTCAGCTTTTTCTTCCCGTTTTTCTTTTTAGGGGCAATAATGTGCGGGGCTGCGCCGTATTCGAGTATGTGCGCTAAATTCCCCATCGGGTAGCGTTTCCCCCTTCATGCCGTCACCAGCACCCCACCCGGCTCATCCGGATCGTCCAGTACACCGATGGATTGCCCCAACTCACCGGAAGGGTCGATCCGATCAGCATTGGTTTGTATTTCCTTTGCCAGCAACTCGCCACCCGCTCGGCTGTGTTCCCGGAGCTGTGATTCTTCTGCCTGCCGGGCTAACGCCTCCAGCAGTTTCCCGCTTTCTTTGAATCCTTTTAAGACCGTTTTAGCCATTCTCTGAGGTAGTACAAATCAATTCCAGTTCTTTTTGCCTGCCGATCTCGTTCAGGTGTTGGATGTCGTAGACCTTGCCGTTGTAGCATACCCGGTCTTTGGTTGTTAAAGCCGCAAACCGGATGTTAAACACAACCACGTCGGAAGCCACTACCTGCTCTGCCTGCAGGGCCTCCTTCCCCGACTGGGTGCGTAGGTTAGCCCACACATTCAGGAGGGGAGCCCACTGCATTTCTGCCTCGTTGTAAGCGTTACGGATCTCAGTATAACGCTCTACGACAATGCGCCTGTCTCTTTTCCCTACTCGCATGTCCTGTAGTATACCCGCAAGGGGTTGATGTAAAACTGTACGCCCATGGGCAGTTCTGTCCCGATCAGCGACGTAGAGCCCACCAGCACCGCCTCCCTATTCTCATATAAATGCGTTACCAGGAGTTTCATCGCTGTTTTGGCCGAAGCCGGGACAGCCGGAACGATCCTGGTGGTTTCCCCGTCCGTAACTTCTTTGCCATACCCGGCTGCAAAACGGATGCGGGCGCTGTTGGCCTTTGCCAGCATGTCGGCAGGGCGCTGCAGGTGCAGCACCATCGGTTCGGCACCTTCCACGATGCTGTACTGCTCTTTTGGGAGGGTGGTCTGCCCGGTTCCGTCAAAATATTCGATGCCCTCTACCCGGATAAAAGGGGATTTGGGCAGCACCACCGTTTCAGGGAGTGCTTCTCCTACCAGCTCGTAGACAGCCGGCAGCAACTGGCAGCCGCTTTCATGCTCCACCGCCTCCCGTGCCGCTGCAATAATGCCCTCGATCAGGGCTTTATCGGGCAGCTGGTCGGCCTGCGCCTCGTCGTCAGCCAGGCGCAGCTGCTGGGCCGCCTCCAGTAAGGAGAGCGGCTCCGATTCAGCAGCAGAAAGCAGTTTTAGGCGCATTGTTATTTCTTAGAAGTCTTTTTGAGTGCAGTTGTTTTAACTGTTGCCGTAGCTGATGCTCCTTCTGGCTCTACAACTACTAATCCGTCTTTTATAAGCAATTCGCCCAGCTCATTGCTAATTTCTTTTACTTCGCCGCCATGGAAGCTGAAACCATTCCCGGCAAAACTTTTAAGTGCTTTAACTTTCATAAGTATAGCTTTTAGAAACCGGCAGGGGAATCGAACCCCTGCCGGTTGAAATTAACCGTGTAACAGGTGCTTAACAGCCGCTGTATCCATCAGGGCGCCATCATGGCGGGAATAGGCGATGATGCCGATCTGGTTATAGTCGGCATAACGCTCCACCAATCGGCGGATGGTTACGCCCTGCACATCGCGCAGACGGTACTTTTTAAAATCCCCGAACAGCACAGACTTCTGTCCTGTAGCCACGCCTGCCATGTCGTCGTTGATGAAATAACGGTAGTTCAGGATGGTGTCTGGCGCCCCGTCTTTAGTGCCTTGCTGCCAGATATAATTACCTTCGTTGTCCTTCAGCTTCTTAAGTACTTTAAGAGTGGAATCCTTGAACATAAAGGCCCCGTTCCTGCGGTACGCGCTGTTTACCGAGTGCTCCAGTTCGATCAGATCATCGAAGGAAAGCGCCGCAGCAGCTCCCGTAAAACCAAGCGTAGAACCCGTTACCAGGCCCTGCGGCATGTTGGCACCCGTGCCTGTTGTGCATTCCTCGTTCAGAATGGTACCCATCAGACGTCCTATTTCTTCTGCAATAAAGGCTTCCAGATTGAAGGCAGAATCCTGCAACAACTCATTCGGGATGCGGATCGCATCGGACGTATACGTATGGGCCCCCAGGCCCTTGCTGCCGAACGTGAAGTTGCGCTCGTTTACCTGCGTGTTTTGCGCCACCCGGCGGCCTTTCTGCGCCGTGTTGTTGGCGGTCGGGTAGTTGAGCGGACTTCCCGAAGCGGTGGTGATCACCGATACGGCTTCCCGGATGCCGCCCCAGTAGGCCATTTGTTTGATAATCTCATTCCCCAGCGAAGTTGGCACCAGGTAGCCGCCTTCTGCGTTTACAGTCGTAGAATGGGCACGCTGCATGTACTCCCGCTCTTCGCCGCTCAGGGCTTCCATGCCACCCCCTATAAAACGGGCAAAGGCACGTTTCTCCAACTCCTTATCATCTGTTTTGCGGCTTTCTTGGGCCTGCCGCCCGGCCTGCTCGCCATCCAGCGCCGCCTGCTTCTGCAGGACTTCTATGGACTTCTTAAGAGTTTCCTGCTCTCCGTCCAGATTGTCCCATTGCGTATTCTCTTCCAGCGATAGCTCACGCTTCTGCTCTTTGGCAGTGTCTACGATAGCGCGCATGTCTGAGACAATTTTGGCACGGCGCTCCTGTTTCTCTTTAAGTTCTAACATTTTTCTATATGGATAAGAGTTTTAAGTGCTTTTCAAACCTGGTGTAATCAACCTCCCTGTATGCTGGATTTGTATCCTCTTCTTCAGGCAACGCGCCTCTGTGCTTACCTTTCTCCATCAGGCGGATGAGTTCTGCTACGGTCAGTTGCTCGATGTCGGAGAAAGAATAAGTTTCCCCTAATGTGCGTTTGACAAACATAAGGGCGTTGGCGGTCTGATTCCGAATCGACCTGCCCACGGCTTCCGGATTGCTCGGAATGTTGACAACAGAGAGCTCCAGAAGTTCCTGCCCCTCGAAGTAGTAGGTCTGCTGCGCGGCCCCTCTGGCTTCCTCGCCCTCCCCATACTTCCCTTTGCCTACTTCCAGAAACCCGACCGAAGTTGCCCGCAGGGAGCCGTGCAGGACTTTGCGGAATATCTTCTCGGCCTTGGGGTTGATATCAGCTGGTTCAAAGGTGACCCGTACTATCAGCTGGTCTCCTTCCACGAAGGCAAATCCT